CGGATGCAGCGCCACAGTAGCCTGTAGCGGATGCAGCGCCATTGTCGCCTGTAGCGGATGCAGCGCCACAGTAGCCTGTAGCGGATGCAGCGCCATTGTCGCCTGTAGCGGATGCAGCGCCACGGTTGCCTGTAGCGGATGCAGCGCCATTGTCGCCTGTAGCGTTTTTATCTTTGGTCCATTTACACTTGTCAAACGTAAACTTAATGGCTGCATCTACAAGACTCTTAATGCTTAGTTCCGCTCCGATATTAATCCTAGAGCAAGCAATTTTCGTATCATCCGTATCAACATCCATATCTCCTCTACCTTCCACTTCGTGGAATTTATTCATTACCCCATTTGCTGGTGAATAATAACCAAATACATCCAACGGATGAAGACAGAAATGAAATCCTTTATTGCAAGCCTCTATGTCACCTTGTTCCTCGTAATCCTTTCCTTCTTCGTACTTGAAATCTCTACAAGTCATATCTGGATTAAAACCCTTATAACCCTTTATCCGCGTGAATTCTACCGGCAATGTAACATTGCTTGGAAGATTGGCTCTTAGAACCATATACGCCATGTAATTAGCATTAAATCCAGCTATTCCACATCCTATCTTCGTGAGCAGGAATTCCTTCTCCGGATGCTCCTTGGCGTAATGCTTGAAATTACCTAGAGCTACCACCAATTCCTCCTCTGTAACTTTCTCCATGTCCTTATCCAGAGTCGGAATCGCGTATGATTTCCCTTGCAGTCCTTCGGCTTGTCCCATGACTGCTCCAAACTTCTCAACTGCCAATCTTGCAGCACCTCCGGAATGGTTGCCGTTCATGTTTGATCCAAAAACAAATATCTGATTCTCTTTAAGTTCCTGAATGTTCTCTGGTGTAATTTTCTGTTTCATGATTTCATTTGTTTATTGTTATTTTAATATTTCGATAATTCCACGTCTCTCACATTCCTCAAGCAATTCCATATCCTCCTTTCTGATGAATGCGCCCGTCCTTCGGTTTACACTTACATAAGGCTCAAACCCGAATCTCTTTGCCATCTTCTCTATCGTCAACCTCTTCAATGTCTTCCATCTGATCACGACTGCTGTTTTTGGATCTTCCATGCCTGTACACTGTTAAACCATCTCTCCTTTCCATCCTTGTCCGTATATTCCTTAGCCGACACAGTGAAATTCACTGTCACATCATCTCCTACTTTCAGAGGCTCCTTCATCGGTCCGTCACCACTGTACACCGAAAACTGCATGGACCTTCCAAACTGGGTCTGCTCGGTTATCACGTATTCCCTTATCTCGTAATCCGTACCCTTTCTTGTCACTCCCTTACTTGTGACTCCAAGGTCAACCGTAATCCTTCCCTTTATCTCGCAATTCATGTTCTTTCCTTTCTTTTTTCTTTACTGCTTTCCTTTAAGTCGTCCCGACTACCCTTCGGGCAGTATAAGACAAGTTGCCGAAAACAGTTAATTTTTAATCTTTTTCTTTTTAACCTATTGATTATCAGTTGTTTAATAGCGCACCATAAGGTGCTTTTTCAACTGTTATAACTATTTGATAATCAATTAGTTATATTTTTTAAGAATTGGCGTAATTGAGCATGCTTGAAAACAGTTTAGTAATTTTTCCTTAAATTCATGCTCCAACTCACCCGTTATTTCCGTATATTTTTTCTTCTCATCGTCCCACGAGTTCGCGAACGTCCGGATAGTCTCCCACTGTTTTTTGGTGAGCTTACCATCCATGTACATGGATCTATATCGCTCCTTGTATCTCGTGACGCCTATCCTCTGTATCTCACGGGCTTTCTCCAGCTGGGACATCTTTACCCCCTTTTCCGGGATCATCTCACGCTCGAACCGCATCTCCGACCAGTCCTTGTAGAATATTTTTGCCATCTTGTTTAACGACACATTGTCTATCAGTTGCGGTAACGGCACCGACTGGTGTTTGTACACCGTCTCTATCCTCAGTATATTGCTTCCGACAGTCCTTCTCTTCTCCTTCGCCTCATGGGTCTTGTCGTATATCTTCAGGATCTTCCGGTAATACTTGCTCTTCTCGGTCGTCTTCTGCCTGCATTCTTGATAATTCGCGTCATTCCACAATGTGCGTTCCGCTATATTGTCAACCAACCTTATATATTCATCGGCCGGACGACTCATCTTCATCGTAACCCCTATCTCGTAGTAGGTAACCACCGCATTCTCAGCCTTCACGCACAATCTCAGCAACAGTTCCTCTATCGTTCTGACCGCCATCCGGAAGGTCATCGGGCGGCTGTTGTCCAGCTTGCCCGACTTCCCCTTATGGTATAGCTTGCAGACAGAGCAACTGCACTTCAAGGTGTCTCCCCTTATCTCTATGGTGCATCCGTCAAAGTTGGAGTATGCGGAAGACTTGTAATAGACCTCATCGTCCTCTGAACACTCCTTCAAGTAATTCTTCAGCACGATTGTATCTATATCGTCCGCGTCTATCCTTGCCTTTATCGTTATTCTGTCAAACATTTGATTGTCAAATTACGTTCTTTCAAAATCCGGTCCACCTCACACTTGTAATGGGCTATCAACGCCTCGTATTCGAATGCGGTATATTTTTTTGTCTCGTATTTCATCGACTCCAGAACCAGTACTTGATTCTTTCCATACTTCCGCATCAAACCTCTCCTGTATCCCTGCATGTTTCCTTCGTCAAATCTGTTGCAGCTTCTACATTGTGCGTTGCAGTTTATCTCGCTGAACCGTGTCGCCATGTGCTGGCGGTTGATGTAATGTCCACAGTCCGCCTGTGTCACAGGTTTAATCAGACCGCATGAGATGCAGCGGAATACCGTGGTATTCGGGATCATGTCCCTCAACCGGATATATTGCGAGAAAACAGTATCCAGCTTTTTTTTCAAGTTTGCCGTACTGTTACTTTTTGTCGGTTTCTTCTTTTTTTGCAACATCTGGTCTATAGTTTATGATCATACTCAACTGTTCCGGATTGCGGAATCTTATCGCATTCCCGTGCCATTCCTGCGTACTGGACTTGTATGGGTAATCTTGGTATTGTGCCGCAAATTCCTTGTCGATCAGTATCGCAACATAAGCCTTCCACTCCTTTCCCTTGTTCCAGAATATAGCAAGGTCACCCGTTTCCGGTGAGGATTCCATCTCTCCTGTTATATCCAGCAAAAAATCCTTGCTGGATCTCTTAAGGACCAGTGTGACGTAATCCCCTGCATCGACCCGCTGGAATACCTCGTAATCTTCCGTATATGGTAATTCACTAATTCTCATGATTTTTTATATAAAGTTCATAAATAAAGGCATAGATTCATTTTTTATCGATTTTGTATCGTTCCTTGATACATACAAACCTTCTTCTTTCATTTTTGATCGACTGATCGCTGAAAGCAGCGATCGCTTGCTTTTTAATGCTATCCTAATAAAGGTTTCAGGCATAGCATATTCTGATATATAGCAATTTCTTTGGTTCAAAGCCCAGTCATAAAAATCCTCATGATTAAAATCATTAAGATACGACGACGTGTTTTTATAAGGCGGATCACAATATATTACATAATCCTTACCAACAGGAATATGTATATCCCTATAATCTCCCTTAAAAACCTGTAATCTCTCCAAGCTCTCCAAGCTCTCCAAGCTCTGCAATCTCTGTAATCTCTCCAAGCTCTCCAAGCTCTGTAATCTCTCCAAGCTCTGTAATCTCTCCAAGCTCTCCAAATTACCGGCATGATTATCTTTTTTAATCTTAATCAAAATTTTCTTTATTTTCATTCGCCTCTCAAATGTACCCTTACATCCATTCAATATTGAATCCGGAAGAAGTATCCCAAGCTCTTCGAATGGTTTAAAATCATTAAACATAACTGCGTAATGAAACGCACGCTTATAAGGTTCTATATCACCGTAGCAATATGTTTTTTGATCATTCCCAAATGAAAAACATAATCGTGCATAAGCATCCGTATCCTTCAGCCTAAAAAAATCCTCTCTGCTTATCCATCTATCCTCATTGCTAAACCTTCCATGGATCGCATCAACAAATATCCTAGCACTATCTGTTATGTCATTTATAATGAAGTGTTTATATTTCCCTGAAAGCATGGCCGCATGTGTGACAGCACAACCTCCCGCAAAAGGCTCTATCCAAATATCAGCAGAAGGTATATTGGATACTATCCATTCAGCTATCTTGGACTTACTCCCCATATATGGTAATCCGTAGTTCATATTACTTATTTTTGGTTGTAGTTCCCGGATAGGCGGTCAGACCACACCTGGATAATGAATGATTGATATAGAATATAACATATAAGAGGACTTTCACCCCGCGCCGCCCTTTAACAGCGCATTTTCATTTATACTTATTTTTAATAAAAAACTGCGTGGAAGCTACGGGACTTGAACCCGTGACCTGTGACTATGACGGACCAATTAACTAACCCAGACTCTACTATCATGAACATCACTAACTAAACAAAACAAAATACATGAAATATACTGTCAACTGTCACCGCGCTACCCCTGCGCCAAGCTTCCGTGTGCCGGCTCACCTTCACAGGCTACACCGACTAATTAACAAACCTAAACTTAATCTATGTTATCATGTACAGTCACCACTGTTTTTACACCTGTCTTGTCAACGACAACATTCTTTCCCTTGATCTCTGTTTCTGTCTTAGAACATAGAGGGAATTCCGTCTTTACCTCCGATTCTCCTTCGTATGGATAAACATCCATGATGGCGGTTTCGGCTACGGATGCAATCACGTAGTCTGCCATTGTGCCTTTCATTCCTTCGTCCAGTTTCTTGACAGCGTCGCGAAGGTCGGAAGCTTGTA